CCTGATTGGAGATTGAGATGAAAGCATTCTGGCTCACGTTTCAAGGTAAGCCGGCTGGCTGTGTCGAAGCGCCGACTGAAGCTGAAGCCCGCGAGATTGGCGAGGCTGATCGCGGAACACCAGCACTGACCTGCGACGGCATCCCCTACCCAGCCAATCCCCGTATCAACAAGCACCACGATCCGAAGTGGGGCGTCTGCCCTTCCTTCTGCTACAAGCCGACCGCTTGCAAAGGCCGGCACTCCTGCGGTGAGCGCCGCTCCTGTACCGATTAACACCCCGCCGATCTGGAGTCGACCATGTCAACCAGCTACGCAGACAGCGCGCAGGCCCGAGAGTGGGATAGGCGCTACGACGCTTGGGGGCGCGAGAAGAAGTCGCAGCCTGACGAATTCCACGACTACGAGGCTGCCGAGCTGATGCGCACCCAGGAGCTGGCTGATCGTGAAGTTCGGCTTCAGGAAGAACGCAAAAGTCTCAAACGGCGCATTGGCCTCGCCATGGCGCAGATGGAAATGGTCTGTCCGCCAGCAGGAGGCGAAGCATGAACAATCACGACATTGCAGTGCATATGATCGAAGTCGAGATCAACACCATCTCGACCACTGCCTTCCCTGAGATGGCTGGCTCAGTGAGCCGCATGGCTGTCTTCCTCGCCAATCGGCTTGACGCCATCAGCTCCGACGAGCGAGACGCCTACCTGAAAAAGATACGCGGCCTGGAGCTGAGCCGATTCGTCGAAATCCTCCATGGAGAGGCGGCATGACCATTATCGCAGGTTCATTTGAAGGAATCGTCGAAGCCCTGAGAAATCGGGGCTTCTTGTTTCTGGCTGACGTGAAGTGGATCGACCAGCCATGCAAGTGCTCGGGTCGGTGGACCTGCAAGGTGGCGCCATGAAACGCCTCGCCACCCGCATCTACACCTTCCAGGAACTGATGAACCGAATCGATCTTGAATACTGGCGCGTCCACCACCACGGGCAGGAGCAGTACACGTTCGTGCCGGTTCGGTACAAGGGGAAATGAGATGAGCGAATGGATTAAGTGCAGCGATCGGCTGCCACAACAAACCGGAATCTATCCCGCGTGTTCAATGCATCCGCAAAGAACATTTGAAGCGGAAAACTGGATCGAAATGCTCTACGAGTTCAATGCCGACGCCAAGCGTGGCGAAACACCATGGCAGCACGGCTCTGGCTTTTATGATGGCGCCATCACTCACTGGATGCCGCTGCCATCGCCGCCAAGCGAGGATCAGCCATGAAACTCACATTCTGGATTCTCGCCGTCCTGACAGTCTTCTGCTGGGGCATGTACGACCAAGTCCGCGAGGTTCAGCGCGAGCAGATCAGCCTTCCTGTGGCGGTGGCGAGATGAGCTTCTACGAAGACAGCGTGGCGGACGGTAGTCACTGCCTGAGCTGCTGCCAGTTCATCGGCGAAGATGTCGGCTATCCACGATGCTGCCGAAACTGCGGTGGCGAAGGAAGCGAGCCAAACCCTGAAGGCCACAAGAAGCGCCAGAAGGCAGAAGCCATGCAACGCTTCGAGGGCTGGCTATCACGCACTGGCATTGCCCACAAGAAGCACAACAACGGCTTCCACGTGGTGCTGACGCTTCCCGATGGCCGAATGATCGACTGCTGGCCCAGCACGAAAAAATGGCAGCTTCGCGGTGAGCCCATCAGCCGTAACGGCAAAGCTCTGCATGAGCTTGTGCTGTCGCAGTTGAGGCCTTGGTCATGACCAGCTATCAACGCGCCAAGCGCATCTACATGCTCCGCGGCTCAGCCATCGTCCTCCTCGGCACCACCTTCGTCATGCTGGCCAGCGCTTACGTCGGTCAGCTCACCCAATAACTCGAACTAATACGCCGCCTGCATGGCGGAAGGAATCCCCATGTCCGCAGTAATGAAGCAGGCCGAGCAAATGCCGGCCATGTCGGAGTCGGCACTCGTCGAGGTTTTGAGCAGCAGTTTGTATCCAGGCGCTGCGCACAACTCGGTAGTGATGGTTTTGGCCTACTGCCAGGCCGCTCATTTGGACCCAATGCTGAAGCCTGTTCATATCGTGCCGATCTGGAATAAGGACACGAAAAAGATGCAGGACACGGTCATGCCGGGCATTGGCCTGTACCGAATTCAGGCGGCGCGTACCGGGCAATACGCCGGGATCAGCGACCCAGAATACGGACCGCCGATCACCGCGAAGCTGTCGGGCGTCGATGTCACCTATCCGGAATGGTGCCGAGTGACCGTCAAGCGCCAGATGGCCAACGGGCTTGTCGCTGAATTTACTGCCAACGAGCGCTGGCTTGAAAACTACGCCACCGCCAGCAAAGACAGCGCGGCGCCGAACGCGATGTGGAAGCGCCGAGCCTTTGCCCAGCTCGCCAAGTGCGCCGAGGCACAAGCCTTGCGCAAGGCATTCCCTGAAGTTGGATCGGCCCCGACAGCTGATGAGATGGAAGGCAAGGCATTCGAAGAAGCCATACGCGACGTAACGCCAATTCAGCAGGCGCAGCCCGAGCCGGAAGCGCTTTCTGGCTACCCGGACGAGTTGCTGAAAGAGAACGTCGTCAAGTGGCAGCCCCTGATCGACTCGGGCCGAACCAACCCTGAACACCTGATCGCGACAATCCGCAGCAAATACACGCTGAGCGCGGAGCAGATCGAAACCATCACCAATCTCAAAGCCCTCGATGGAGATGCAGCATGATTATTCATAACGTAGCCCAAGGCTCCGCCGAGTGGCATGCATTGCGCGCCAAGCACTTCACCGCATCCGAAGCGCCGGCAATGCAAGGCGCGTCAAAGTACCAGACCCGCACCGAACTGCTCGCGATGAAGAAGACCGGCATAGTCGCCGACGTTACCCCGTCGCAGCAGTACATCTTCGACAAGGGTCACGCCACCGAAGCATCGGCCCGGCCACTGGTCGAAGCGCTGATCGGCGAAGAGCTGTATCCGGTAGTTGGCACGCTGGGCAACCTGCTGGCCTCGATGGACGGCGCGACGATGCTCGGCGAAACATTGTTCGAGCACAAGCTCTGGAACGAATCGCTGGTCGCCCAGGTGAAAGCCGGAGATCTCGCCCCGCACTACTACTGGCAGCTCGAACAGCAACTGCTGGTGAGTGGCGCTGAGAAAGTGATCTTCGTTTGCTCGGACGGCACCGCCGAAAACTTCGTCAGCATGGAATATCGCCCGGTCGCCGGCCGCGCCGAACAACTGGTCGAGGGCTGGAAACAGTTCGAGACTGACCTGGCGAATTTCGAGATGGCCGACGCCCCTTCGATTGTCGTCGGCAAGGCGCCTGACGAGCTTCCAGCGCTGCGCATTGAACTGACAGGCATGGTCACCGCGAGCAACCTCAAAGTGTTCGAGCAGTCGGCACTGGCGGTCATTGACTCGGTGAAAACCGAACTGACCACAGATCAAGACTTCGCCGACGCCAAGAAGGCTGTGAAGTGGTGCGGAGATGTCGAGGAAGCAGTCGCGGCAGCCAAGAAGCAGGCGCTGTCGCAAACCGCAACCATCGACGAACTGTTTTCCTCGCTGGATCGCATCTCGGCCCATGCCCGCGAAACCCGCCTGAAAGTCGACAAGCTGGTGAAGGCCCAAGAGTTGCTGGTGAAGTCGAACATCAAACAGAAGGCCGAACAGGCGCTGGCTGATCACATCGCTGCGATCAACAAGACACTGGGCAAAGTGGTGCTGCCAGCCGTCGCCTCCGACTTCCTCGGCGCCATGAAAAATAAGCGCACCATCGCCAGCTTGCAGGATGCCGTCGATACCGAACTGGCCCGGGCGAAGATCGATGCCAGCCAGGCCGCCGACTGCATTCGCCTGAACCTGACCAGCTTGGCCGAGCTGGCCGCCGATCATTCCTTCTTGTTCAGCGACATTCAGCAGTTGGTGACAAAAGCCAATGACGATCTGGTGACACTGATCAAGTTCCGGATCTCGGAGCACGAGAAGGCCGAGGAGGCGAAGGCCGAAGCGCAGCGTGAGCGGATCCGTAAGGAGGAACTGCAAAAGATCGAGGACGCTAAGGCCAAGCAGGTCGAGCCGGTAGCCGTCACTCCGGCGCCGGTTATAGCTGAACAGCCTGCGCCGCGCGTTTCGGCAGTGGCTCCATCCGCCAAAGCTCAGCCAAAGCCGATGAAACTCGAAGCGCGGGTGACCGACCTCGAAGCATTGGTGAAGGCTGTGGCGGCGGGCCAGGTTCCGATCAGTGTGCTGACTGTCAACTGGCAAGGCCTCGACGATCTTGTCGATGCTCAAGGTTCTGAATTCAACGTGCCGGGGGTAACCCTGGAGCAGGTGGCAGCATGAACGCATACGTCAGCACCGAGCTTTCCATGATCCAGATGCTCGACCCTCAACGCCACGAACTGGCTCTGCTTCAGGAGGCCTACTTCAACAAGGGCGGGACTATTGAAGTGTTGCAAGGGCCTAGTTTCAAGCCTAAAGACCCAAGGCATGAGCCACCGCCACGGGTAATCGCGGTGAAAGACGCAATGCCCAAGCCGCCAACCGCCGCAGCGATCCGGCAGAAGACCAAGCGGCAGCAGGAGCGGGAAGAGCGAGCCATCGAAAAAGCAGCAGAGCGTGCGCGGCAGACGGACCTGGCAAGGAAACTCGCCGAAACAATGACCTATGCGCAAGCCGCCGAAGCCACTGGCCTGTCTCGCAAGCTCTTGGCCACGCTTGCCAGTGAAGGTGGCTTCAGATTCCAGCCGTCCGCCCACATCGGCTTCAAAAACCTGATACCCACCGCGATAGACGATGATCAGGATGCGAAAGATGCCGAGCGAATCAAGGCCTTCGCGGAAATCGGCCTATCACGCACCCAGGCCATGAATCAGATGGGCATTCGCTTTGAACGGTTCAATCGTCTCCTGATCAAGTTCGAAATCTACTATCCGAAGCTCAGGAAAGGGCCTCATCCGGCCTTCTTCGCCAAGCAGGGGTGATCATGGCAGCCGAACAGAAAGACCGATCGGCAAAGACAGCGGCGAAGCGAAAGACTCGCGGCGAGGAGGAAATCAGGCTGCATTGCATGGCTGGCACCCGCCAAGCCTTGGCTGAGTTGATGGCCTGGAGCGGCATCGAGGAACAGGGCGAAGCCATTACCCTGATGATTCACCATTTGCATGCGTTAGGGCCTCAAAAGTCCGCACCACTTCTAACTCCTCCGCGACACGAAATCACGATCAGCGAAAACGTGTCGGCAAAACTTGAACTCGCCTACCGGCGTGAATCACTCCGCATCTGTTACGACGAATAATTACCCAGCGAGGTCTCACGATGAAACCCGAAATGATCACCCTGAAGCACGGCGAAACTACGATAAAGATGCCAGCGTCTTCCTTGGCTAAGTTGGCCATGGCCAGCGTGTTTGCCCAGGTGCTGCCGCCGGCAGCGAATGTTCAGCCGATCGCACCAACCAACATCCCGGCGCTTGGCGCTGAGTGGCCAGGCCAAGGCGGCTTCAACGGCGGACTGGTTGCGGCGCGTGGCGATGTCCCAGCGCACTACTTGATCATCGCCAAGGATGACATCGGCGATTTCGAATGGGGCGGCCGTGGGGTTGAGGTGAAAGGCCTCAGCAAGACCGACGGCTACACCAACACGCAGGTACTGATCGGCAACGATGACGAGAGGAAGTATCCGGCAGCCGATGCATGCGCTGAATACCAAGCCGATGGTCATCATGATTTCTACCTACCGGCCTGCGCCGAACTGTACCAGGGCTGGCTGAACTGCCCTGAGGTGTTCGCCCAGGACTGCTACTACTGGTCGAGTTCGCAGCGCTCCGCCTACGACGCATTCGACATGTACTTCGGTGGTGGCATTCAGGGCAACAGCGGCAAGAACGACGAGCTCCGTGTCCGCCCCGTCCGCA